GGCCGCGGACCACTCCTCAGCCTTGAAGATGCCGTTCAGCCGTATGTCGGACCACCGGGTGAAGAGGTCGGCCTTCTCCTGGGACGAGAGCCCGCCCTGGAACCCGATCTCGGCCGGGTCCTTGAGGTTCCCGGACAGGATGCCGCCCAGCAACTCCGAGTACCTCCCCGGGATGGAGACCTCCCGAGCGAAGCCCTTGAGCTTCAGGTCTCGGTACCACTGGGCCTGTTCGTGGCCCAGGGCGACCTCACCCGCGGGTCCCCCAGCCACTTCGATGGCCTCCTGCTCATCGGGCTTGAGCCGGGTCCAGTCCGAGGTAGCCATCAGCCGCTGGAGCGCGGGCACCAGGACCGGGTACAGCGTGTCCTTCGCGTTCTGGATCGCGTCCTCCCTTGCGTTTTTGGCCAGGGCATGGTTCTGGGAGAGGTTCCGGTACAGCAGGTCCCGGGCCTCCTGCTGCTTCTTGGCGAGCACGTCACCGGGCGTGTTCCCGAACCGGCCGCCGGCCTGGAAGTCCTGATACCCGGTGTCCAAGAACTGGCGCGCGGACTCGGGGCTGGCGTTGATCAGCCGGTCCATGCGGCGCGTGGCCACGTCCTTGGCGGTCAAGTCCTCCAAGTCCTTGGTGGCCGAGACGGCGGTCCCGGACCCGGAGGTCCCGGCTGCGCCGGGCGACAGCAGACCCTGGAGGCCGGTGATCGACTTCCCCGACGAGAGGAGACCGCCCTTGATGGTGGCCGTCAGGTCCTGGGCCGCAGCATCCAGTTCGGTGGCGTTGTCCGAGGTGATCAGGCGGTTCTTCACCGAGTCCATGACCGCGTTCGCGGTCTGGACCAGGCCCCCGATCCGCTTGGCCGTGTACGTCTGCGCGGTCTCGTGGCGCGATTCGATGTTGTAGCGCGCGATGTACTCTTCGAGCTGCCGGCGCTCGTCCCCGCTGCCGGCCTGGGCCGTGTACTGCTGCATCAACTTGGCGCGCAGGGCCTCGCTGGTGCCGTAGTATGTGTCCGCCGAGGCGGTCGGGTTCTCGATGTTCCACTTGGAGAACGCCAGTTCGTAGTCCCCGCGGTAGCCCTCGGCCCCCTTGAGCGCGTTGAGCTTGTTCTCCTGGTCCGCGATGTGGGCGAAGACCTTGCCGAATCTCTCCAGGGCCTGGCCCGCGTAGTTCATCCAGTTGTTGGAGGCCCCTGCCGCGGCCTCAGCCGGGGAGAGGCCCTGGGGCGTGCGCATGTTCGCCAGGACCCGGGCCGAGCCTTGCTTGATCGCCCCGATGATCCCGTCCAGGTCCGGGTACCCGAGCGTCCCAGAGGCCGGGACCCCGGTCGGGAGGGAGGTGGAGGCCCCACCCTGGACCCCGGACCCCGGCTCGAAGCGCGGTATCTGGATCGCGCCCATTACAGGAAGCTCGCGGCGGCCGCGGCGGCTCCGGCGATGCCGCTGATCAGCGAGGACGTGCCACTGGCCTGGGCCGCGTTCCCCGCGGCGTCACCCTTGGCCCGGTCGATGTCGGCCTGGGCCGCGGCGTTGTCCTCCTCCGTCTTGGCCGCGAGCGCGCCCAACTCCTGGGTCACGTCGGCCTCCTTGTACTTTAGGGCTCGGTTCAGGTCACCCATGTACCGTTCCTTCACGGCGGCCGTGCGGTTCTGCCAGGCCTCGAGGTTGCCGGTGATGTCCCGGTTCTCCACGGCCACATCCCGGTTCCAGTCCTGGACCGCAAACGTGTAGTCGGCCTCCGCGGCCGAGTCAAGCATCACGTAGAGGGCTGAGCCAGAGAGGGTAATCCCCGCGCCACCGACCGCGGCCACCTGGGAGGACTGGAAGGTGGCGTACTTGCGCTGGGTGATGACCTTCTGAATCTGGGCGTTGTCGGTGATGATCGCCTTCTCACGCGTGGCCAGCTTCAGGGCCACCTCCGCGTTGCCCTCATAGATTCGGGCGTTGAACTCGCCCACGTCATGCGCCGCGTCCCCGGCCATGCGCAGGAGCGAGGCTTCGAGATCGGCCTGCTCCTGGGAGAAGATGGCCCGGGAGTGCGCAAAGGTGATATCGGCGTTGGCCTGGGAGTCCCCGGCCGAGCGCGCCGCATCGGCCTGGGAGTTGGCGGACTGGTACTTGAGGACCCCGCCCAGGAGATCGACGCCGACCGTGATCAGATCAAGCCAACCCGCCATTACTCGTTCCCCGTCGTCTCTTCGACGCTGAGTACCCCGGCGATGGCCAGGACCTCGAACGGGAGCGGTTGCTCCTGCAAGAGGGTCACGTACCCGTCAGAGTCCCAGCCCTCCTCGGCGTCCTTGCTCTTGATCCCCGTAAAGAGCGGCACGGCCTGGCCCATGGCATCGGCCGAGGACCGGTAGTCGATGTCTTCCCCGTTAATGGAGCCCCCGAGCGTGTCGATGAGTCGGACCCATATCTTTGACCAGCGCCGCTTGCGGCCCTGGGACGTGCCATTCTTGGTGTCCACGTCGGGCCGCATGTTCTTGACGGTGGTCGCATACGGGAGTCCCACTTCCACGATGGAGGCCGCTTGCTGGAGCGCCACGGACCCGTTCACGTCCACCACCTGGGGCGGGTGGACGGCCCCGTCTCCGGTGATGAAGACGGTCTCCCCGACCAGATGCGCCATGCCCGTGACAGCCGACACGGGCGAGCCCACGTACTGGAGAGCCGAGTCAGCATGAAACAGTTCGTAGTACCCGGCCACGTCCTCGAAGACTTCGACGTACCGCTTGGTGGACCCGCCCACAGTCCGGTTCACGATGGTCCAGAGCTGGTCCCGGTCCCCGTTCGGGTGCGGGATCACGCAAATGGACTCGAACGCGCCATCGGTCACGTGCCGGTGCCACCCGATCACGTCCTCGGCCTTGTCGTAGGTCAGCCCCAGCAGGTACCCGTCATTGCGCACGGACCAGACGATCTGGTCGGGCTCCCGGGCCACAGCCAGGTCCACGAGCGGGTCGTTACGGAACAGGTGCTCGGCTAGGAGCGCGAGGTCCGAGGCAATGTACGTGTTCTGGTTGATGTCGAACGCCATCTCGCGCAGCCGCTTCCCGGAGCGCTGGACGAAGATCACGGAGGAGCCCAGGGCCACCGGATCGAAGGCGGCGCCCCCGTGCGAGGTCTGCCGCAGGACCTGGATCGAGGCGGGCTGGATCGTCCCAGTGCCTACCGACGCGACCGCGAACTCGTCACCCAGCGTGCCGACCAGCAGCACCTGGGAGGGCTGCATCCACCGGATCACGTTCACCTTGTTGGAGGAGATCGTGGCCGTGATCGGGTCCGCGGCGTTGGCCCCGGGCGTGAAGTTGACCCAGTCACTCGTCTTGGTGGCCCAGAGCGTCTGGGGTTTCGTCAGATTGGCCCCGAACCAGAGCCGGTCCTCGTGCAGGGTGATCACGCGCGGGAACCCGCGGAACGTGGACCACGCCCCCTCGGCCCAGTCCGAGGACGCGCCGACGCCCCCGATGGTGAGCTTGATCGTCCAGTTCACGACCGTGGTAGACGTGTACCCCGTCACCACCCCATAGCCCCAGGCCGCGCCCACCTTGAGGCGCCAGAAGGAGCCCACGTGCCCAGCGTTGAACGGGGTATGCCCGGCCGCGGTCAGGGTGCCAGCGGCGCCGATGGCCGTCACCGAGGACGCCAATGTCTTGGTGGTGTCGAGATTGGCATCCAGGTACGGCCCGTCCACGAAGACCACGTCCGAGATGGTCCAGCTCGTGGCCCCGGCCCTGACCAACTTCCGTGGCGGATACGAGCCGTGGACCAGAAACAGCGTATCGGCGCTCTGGGTCCACCGCACGCTGGACACGTCGGCCTCGACGTAGGTCGAGGCGACCTCGTACGCGTACCGCGTCAACGAGATGTCGTCCACCTCGTACGTGGCATTGGCCGCATTCGAGAACCGGAGCCAGCACGCGGTCCCGGCCGGCGTAAACGTCAGCGTCTGGGAGACCCCGGCCTGGAGGACCGTGGCCGCGAGGTAGTCCACCAATCCGATGGCCGAGCCCACCGACACCGTGACCGGTCCCCCGAACACGGACACCACCACCCGGTGCTTGACGCCGGCCTGGAGAATGGTGACGTTCTGGTCCGAAATCCCCACCCCAGCGGCGCCGCCGGCCAGGTCCATCCGCTTGGTACCAGCCCCGGACCAGGCGATGGACCCGGTACCCGTCGAGGAATTCGTCCACGACGCAATGTCCGTGTTGAACGTCCCGTTGACCACGAAGTTCGTGGTGTCCAGGAGGACGCCCCCGTTAGCGAAGAAGCGGATGTACAGGTCCCCGAACTCCAGGGCATAGGCCTGCACGTCCGAGAACTCGAACGGGATCAGGTGCGCGCGCTTGGCGGAGAACTTCGACTCGGCCACGAACCGGGTCCCAGGACGCCGCTCGACGCCACCCTGGACGCGAACCACCCCGTTGACCAGGACCGAGAGCCCCGCCTTGTACCGCTTGGCGTCGGTCCGGGCGTCCAGTCGCGGGGAGAGTTCCCCGGCGTTGAATGCGGCCTGGTAGTAGTGGAACTCTGGCATCAGGAAATGACCCGGATCGGGAGGAAGGCGGTGCCGCCCGAGAGACGCGCCGTGATCAGGTCATCGGAGACGATGCCCGTGGGCGAGGCCTCGCCCGAGTCCAGGAACCGGGCCTCCTGCATCTTGAACCGGTACAACTGCCACATGTCCTGGGCCAGGCCACGGTTCGCGGCCACCGGATACGCCAGGTCACAGGCCAGGCGGGCCGTCACTGCGGACTCGAAGGAGGCATCGTACGAGCCCGGGTCCGTGATCCGCGCGGTGTACTTGATGGAAACGGACGTGGCGTCCGTCACCAGCGTGCGGTCGGCCTCCAGGGTCCAGGGGACCTTCACGTCGTCCAGGTTCGTGCGCAGCACCCGGAGACACCATGGCGAGGTCGGGAGCTGGTACGCGTACGCGTACTCCCAGAGCGGGCCGGCGGCCAACTGCCCGAGCGCGGCACGCGTGGACGCGAACTTCCACGGGTACGCGCGGAGGGTCGCGTCCCGGCAATTGGGCCAGAAGGCGTTCACCTGGCGAGCGCGCTCGGAGTCGTCGTCCAGGCTCGTCACGGGCTTGGCACCCAGGAGCCGGAGCGCGTTCGAGGCAATCTCCACGATACTGGCCACTCGTTCACCTTTGGTAAGGGTTCATGGCACGTGAAACGGGGGGAGGAGCGAACCCCATGGCGCGCTCCTCCCCTGTGGCACTACCGCTCCGCTAGTCCACGCAATATTCCACGTGGCCGCGGATGTACTTCGAGACCGCGAACGCCTCGCCCGTCACCGTCATGGTGAGCGTCAGCTCGGCCGTGGTCTCGTACCCGTACCCGAGGACGGGCGGCGTGACCGTGTCCGTCCGCAGGGTCAGGAACACGCTGTGCGCGGCATCCATGTCGTAGGCCGCCACGAACCGGTCGGCGTCCCCGGCGTCACCCACGTCGGCCCCGGCCGTGCCGGCGGCCGAGGACAGGGCCTCGTTCTGGACGAAGATTGCCAGGACACGGGCCCCCTTCGGGAGTCGCGTGAGCTGCACGATCTCGCCCACAGCCGGCGCTCCGGCCGCGGGGGTCTTGTACGCGAAGTGCGCGACCCGAAGCCGCCCACCCAGCTCGTTGGGCTGCACGTTCTTGCGGGGCGTGGTCTGGTCAAGGTTGGTGATCTGGTCGCTGTAGAACGGTCCAGCCATGGTGTCTTCTCCGAACCCAGGTTCTTCTCGTTCCCAGGCAGAGCGTGCGTGAGTGGGCGAGAGGAGCCCCGGCCGAGGTCACGCGGCCCCGGCCGGGGCATGAGCGCTTACGCGCTGATCAGCTCGATGACGCGCGCCTCTTCCATGCGGGTGGCCCCGATGGACATGCACACGTACACGTAGAGCGCGAACCGCTTGTCAGGGCGCTTCGCCATCTCGACCGTGATGTCCGCGGCGATACTCAGCAGCAGGCCGTCACGCTGGAACGCGATGACCCGGTTCTGCGAGGAGCCGTTCACGAGCAGGCGCTCCGAACGGAGGAACTCGAACCCGTACAGGGTGCCGGGCTGGCCGTTGACCAGGGCCTTCACCGTGTTGTAGTCCGAGCTCAGGACCGTGGTCGTGTTCAGGAGGTTCTGGAACTCCTTGCTCGACGCGACGATGTATCGGTTCTCGTTGGGGACCTCGGCGTTGTCCATCAGCCGCTTCCCTTCGAGAATCTTGTCGAGGGTCAGGCTCCCGTTGGCGCCACCCCCACCGATCTTGAAGTTCACGGCCACCTGGTTGCCGGCGGGGAAGGCCACCGTGGTGGACCCGTCCTCACCGCTGTACGCCGTGCCGAACGCGGCGTTGATGATCTCGTCGTCGATGGCACGCCCGAAGGCATCCCGCGCGTTCTCCGAGTACGTGCTCCCCGGATCGACCAGCAGCCGCACGCGGTCCTGGTTGTCGATCAGGTCACCCCAGTCGTAGTCGACCAGGGACACCCGGCGCCGGTCGTGGGGCGTCGAGATCAGGGGGCTGTCGTCGTGGCGCGTCGTGACCTTGCGGGCCGTCACGGCGCCGATACGATCGAAGAACTCGTTCTTGCCGACCTGGGTCTCGGTACGGACTGCGCTGCGGAGCCGGGACCCGCCCTGCTGGACGAGACGCTCCAGGGTCGACCGATACTGCTGAACAAAGGCTGTGGTGACTTGGAAGGAAATGGTAGGACCCTCCGGTTAGGCCGCGATGGCCCGTCTGTTGCGACGTGACCAACACGAACCTTCCTGCACGCACCACATGCCGTGGCGGTGCTTTGCGATGGTCGTGTCATCGGAGGGTTGCCGGCTGAATGCCGACCCTTCTTCCTGCTGACGCGAGGCTGCACGCCGCGATGCTTGTCGCGGAAGCACCCGGACCCTCGCGGGGTCCCCGGGACTGTTCTACAAGTTGGTTGCGGGGGTGGGATTTGAACCCACGGCCTCCGGGTTATGAGCCCGGCGATCTGCCGCTGATCTACCCCGCTACCTGAATGGCGCGAACGGGAGGGCTTGAGTCTCCGACCTGCGATTTACAAAACCGCGGCTCTACATCTGAGCTACGTTCGCGTGCGATGGGGTGACGGTAGGGAGTTGAACCCTACGCCCCGGCTTCACAGGCCGGCAGCCCCCGTCGGGGGTCCGTCACACTTGGGCACGGCGATTACGCCTTGCCGTGAATCTTTTCGTTCAGTCGCGTGACCTGGGCGACCGCGTCCTTGTGCCCCGCGTGGAGCTTGTCCCAGAACGGGTGGTCCTTGGGCGCGTTCAGGATTTTGGTCAGCTCGGCCTGGTCATTGCCCGTGGCCAGTGCCCCGTCCGCGGCAATCAACTGGTCTTCGACCAGCAGGTGCCCAAACCGGGCCAGGGCCGCGATGACGGCGGGGTGGGACCCAGCACCGGTCTCATGGAGCGCCTGACGCAGTTCCTCGCCCCCAGCGAACGCGATGGACCGCTTCGCGGCCTCGATGTTCTTCTCGAAGGCCCCGCCCCACGCGCCACGGAGCTTCGCCTCGGCCGCCTTCGCGTCCACGCTGGGGCGGGCGGGCTGGGCGGCCGAGGCCAGGTGCTGGCCGAACGCATCGAGCACCTGCTGGGCCTGCCAGTTGGAGAGCCCAATGGAGTGCGCCAATGGCATGAAGTTCTTGGTCCGTTCCGGGTCCCACTTGCCGGCGACCTCGGGCAGGACCGGGTCCTTGAGCACGTACCCGGTCGCGGCCTCAGGCCGGCCCAGCTTGTTCCAGACCCGGTCCCAGGCCTCGCGCGGTTCGGCGGCCCCAGGCACCTGGATCGAGCGGCCGATCAGGGCCTGCGCCTCGACATGGGACTTGGCCAGGTCCCCTGGCGTCTTGAACGTCTTGATGGAGGCATGACCCGCGATGTCGGGCGCCAGGCCCGAGCGCCAGTCGGCGGGGAGGCCCGTCCCAGTCCCGGCTGCGGGTGGCGTCACGGCCCCTGCTGAGGCCGGGGCCCCAGTGCCTGCGCCGGCTGCGCCCTCGGTTCCGGTGGTCGCTGCGGCTTCGATCGTCATACGGTCGCCTTCTCCTGGGTCTGGGTGCGCGTGAGCCGACGGCGGGCGTGGATCAGGGCCACCACGTCACGCTGACCCTCATGGAACGCGGTCTGGTGGGTGTCGCCCTTCACGTAACTGGTCCGGGTCCCAAAGTTCGTGTCCAGGTCCGCGAGGATCACCTGGCCGTCCACGGTCTCGAAGAAGGCCTGATAGGCGCGGACCACCTTCTCCCGTTCATCCGCCATTCGGGGCTCCCTGCGGGGCCGCGTCCGTCGCGGTCGCGGCGGCCTGCGCCCCCTGCGCCAAGGCCGAGCCCATGTTCGAGGCGGTCTGGGATTGCACCTGCTGGAGCTGGGCCTGAGCGGCGGCGGCCTTGACCTTGGCGCGCGCCTGGCGCATCACGTTGATCTCGTCAGGGGTCCGCAGGAAGGAGGCGGCCACCCCGTTATCCGTGGCCACCTGACGCGCGAGCCCGTCCAGGTCAAAGTTGTCGATGATCTCGGGCTTAACCTGGACCAGCGGCGAGAGCACGGCGATGGTGCGCTGAATGGACTCCACGTCGGACCGGCGCTGGGACTGGGCGATGGGGCCCTCATACTCAATGTCGATCTCGGAGAACCCGGCCTGCTGCGCCTTGATCACGGCATCAGGCGGGTTCGGGAGCATCCCGGCCCGGAAGAGGGTCATGAAGAGCCGCCGGATCATCGGGGCCAGGAACTCGGACTCCAGTCGCCCCAGGGTCGGGCCGAGGATGCGCTGCATCAGCTCGTACCGCTTCGTGACTTCCTCGGCCGTCATGTAGGCCTGGGACGGCAGCTGAATCTGGTGGTTGTAGAACGTCTCCTTGATCTGGTGCTGGAGGTCCTGGACCTTGAGCTGGGCCAACTGGACCAGACCCGGGCTGGCGGCCTCCAGAATCTGGAGCGCGTCCATAGACCGGAGATACGTGATCCCGGCCGGCGAGATGCGCACCGACGAGAGCACGCCCTCGTCCAGGGCCTTCATCGGCGGGTCAATGTACTTGTCCGCGGCACGGAGCGCTTGCTCCACCACCCGATTCAGCGTGTTGATGTCGGGGAGGGCCGTGTGCCCCGGACCACGCCCGTAGACCTCGCGGCTGGACTTGGACCAGCGTGGGACCAGGACCGGGAATTCCCAGTACCCGGATACGCTGATCAGGGTCCGGTCCTGCGGCAAGTAGTAGATCGAGGCGAAGGGCTTGTCCCCGGCCTGGGCCTGGCGCTGCGGCACGATGGCGTGGACCACGTCGATGGGCGAGTCGGGGTCCGACTCCAGGAGCTGGCCGATCCGGTCCTGGGCCTGCATCGTCGGCCACTGCTCCACCAGGGCAGCCGGGGTCTTGGGGACGGTACGGAAGAGCGTGTTCACCACCCCGCCCGCGCCCTCGGCTACGACGTACTCGCCCGGGGACATACACGAGAACTCCATGCCCCCGAACCGCGTCCCCTTCGGGCGCATCGGGTTCTCTTGCATGAGGATGGCCGCAATCCCGAACGCGCCCAGGTCCTTGTACCCCTCGATCCCCTCGCTCCCGAAGTTGGAGGACTGGAGCGCCTTGTGACACGTCGTCGTGCAGTTATCCAGCCACCGCTGGGTGGCCGGGTCCTGGTTCACGGCCTCCAGGCGGTGCCGCAGCCGGAACCACTTCGTCGCCCCGTTCGTCAGGGACCCGGCCATGGACGCGGCCAGGGTCTCGTTCGCGTGAATCGGCGCCGAGTCGAAGACGCTCGTCATCTGGGACTGGCCCGGGGAAATGGACACCAGCGGGGTGGTGCGCGCGGGCCGGACCCGGGCGATCAACTGGCGCCACAGTTCCTCGTACGGGGAGCGCTGCCCCAGCAGCTTTTGGTAGCGCTTGTCCAGCGCCTCGATGCGCGGGTCGATATCAGCCATGGAGCAGGGACCCCGCCTGGGTCACGTCGGAGGGCGCCGCCTCGGTGTCCAGGACCAGTTCTCCGGTGGCGAGATTGCGAAGGAACTGCGTCCCGTCCGCGTTCTTCACGATCTGCCACGGAATCGTGGAAAACTCCTGGACCACCGTGTAGCCCTCGGGTAGCGCGACGGTCCCTGGACCCTCAGACGTTGCCTGGGCCGAGCCATCGGCCGTCACTGGTTGCGCCTGGGCGTGGTCCAGGCGCGCGAATACATCGGAAATGGAAGGCCGCCGCTGCCCCTCACGGCCTGCAGGCCCCGGCGCGACCTTGGACTGCAAGGCCGTGGCCTCGGTCCCGGCGAGTCCCGGGGCCACCGTCTCGCCATAGCTGGGGAGGCCGGCGCCACCGGTCAGGATCGTGCCCTCGCGCCCGAACTTCTGGGCCCGGTCGATGATCGCCTTGGTCGAGTCCGTGGCCTCGCCACCCGCGCCGAACGTCGGAGTCGGGGCCGGCGGGTTGATGGCCGGAGGCTCGGGCAGGGTGGGCAGACCCGGCAGGCTGAAGTCCCCGCCTGCGCCACCGTCACCGCCCTCACCGCCCCCATCACCGCCGGCACCGCTCCCACCCTGGGCACCAGAGCCGGGCGCCAGGAGCGTAGGCTCCCCCTCGTGGAACTTGTCACGGCCAGGCTCGCCGCCCAGCGTCGGCCCCTCCCGACCCGGGGGCTGGCCCCCAAAGAAGCCCCCAGTCACCGAGCCGTTGTCGGCGAGCTGGCCCTCGGTCGACTTCACGCCACCCAGGAGGCCCCCCACGATGGCGCCCCCGATCACGCCTGGGAGTCCCCCGAAGGCGCCGACGGTGGCCCCGACCTTGGCGCCGGCCGCGCTCGGGCGCCCGAACGACAGGCCCGCCGGCCCAGCCCGTGGCTCCCCAAAAATGGACGTGTCCGCGCGGACGTGACCGCTCAAGGACGGGGACTCTGTCTCGGACTGGTTCGGGTTCGTGTTCACCGCACTGGACCGGCCCGCGTCAATGGGACCCGCGTTGCTGGGGCTGGCGCTGGGACCCGGGCCCGGGTCTGGGGCTGCGGCCGCGGGCTCGGCACTCGGCTGGGCCGACTCACGGTTCATCGCATCGATGCCAGCGGACTCGGTGCGCTCGCCCTGGACCCCGCCGAACTCGGATTGGGAGGGGTCATTGCTGTTCACGTCAGCACCCAGTTCGCCGCCCCCGCCCTCGCCCCCCGTGATGGCATAGACCACGCGACTCCCGAACACGGCCAGGATTTCGGCACTCACCGTAGCGTCTCCTTCGTCACGTGACCCATCCACGCGTCATGCGCACCCAGCAACCGCGGCACGCGACCCAGCCCCTCGCCGCCGAGCACCCGCTGGTACATGCCCGCCCGGCGCTCGGAACGCGTCAGCCACACCAGGACTGGGTACCGCGTGAAGAGCGACCCCACCACATCCCGCACCTGGTCCACGGTCTGCCGCTGGAAGCACCGGCGGGACGGGGCGACCCACACGTTCAGCAGGCCGGCCGCGAACCACGGGAAGGCCCAGGCCGCGATCTCGACCTCCTCCACCTCAGACAGGACCACGCCGTAGAAGGCCTCGGCACGCCCCCACGCGGCGCGAGTGCGAGCGGAGGGACCGTACCAGGGCAGGTCCCCGGCCCGGGCGATGGCACACCAGATGCGGTCCCAGGTGTCATCCACGGAGAGACGGCGCCTCGGTCTCGGGCAGCGGGGACGCGGGCCCATCAGGGGCATCGGGCACGACTCCGGTGTCAGGGTTCCCGATGGGTGCGTCCTCGACCGGGGCCGTGCGACCCTCGTGGTCCCGCTGCGCGAGCTTCCGGGCCAGGGCCTCGTCCGTCAGGACCTGGTCCCGCTGCGCGAGCTTCCGGGCCAGGGCCTCGTCCGTCAGGACCTGGGCCCGCCGAATGAGACGGTAGTTGACGGCCACTTACTTGGCCTTCGGGACCTTGGCCTCGTCCACGGGAACCAGGCGCTCAAAGGTCTCGTCCAATCCGACCAGCGCGATCTTGCGTACGCGCCGGAAGGCCACCGCGAAGCCCTCCACGGAGCCGTCCGGGGTCTCGACCGAGGCCGCGCCCACGTGGCCCACCGGCATGAACATCCCATGGGCCCCGGGGATCATCAGCTCGTGGCCGGCGGGGTGCGCCAGCCACGCGAGCGGCATGAGCATGGTCGTGTAGGGCACACCCTTCTCGTCCTGGAGAACCGCGATCGTGGCACAGGGCTGTGGCATTTAGCGAATGGCCTCCGCTTGTTGGGGGAGTCGGCGCGTGTACGGGACGTACTCAGAGCCCCACTTGGCGCCCGAGACCGGGGCCACGGGCTGCGCGGTGTACGCCTGCACGTCGTACGAGATATCGGCCGCGAGCTGGCGGGTCGGGGCTGATCCCCGGAAGGGGTTATGGCCCGTGGCGCCAGTCCGAAACGCGTCCGCAATATTGGACGCCCAGTCGTGCGTCGGCTGCTTCTTGAAGACCTGGAGCTTGGGGTCCCAAGCCTTGCGATACGAGCTGAGCCCGTCGAGCCCGCGCTGGGTCGTGGCCTGGTTGAACACGCACTGGGGCAGGACTCGGCGTACCGCCTCGATCCCGTCCTCGCGCTCCGCGGTCCGCTCGATCACGCGCGACGGGCGTAGGCCCAGTTCCCAGGCCACGTCGATCCGGGCGCGGCCCGTGCCGAACTCACGGTTCGCCATGTCGTGCGGGAACAGGTGCTCGCTGTACAGGTACGCGCGACGCGCCAACTGGGCGGCGTAGTGCGGGAGCCCCTCGCCCTGGTTCTCGTAGAAGTCGATGACCCGGATTTCGCGGGCCGCCTGCTGCACGAACCAGATCGCCGTCTGGTCGTTGACCCCGATGTCCCACCACGTCTCGACGGGCATCATCGGGTCCCACGGCACACGGGTCACGCGCCCCTCGTCGTAGGCCTTGGCCACCAGCCGGCCGTAGTACGAGCCGTAGGACCCGGACTCGAAGCTACAGTAGTACTCCTGCTGGATGTCCTCCTCGGACAGGAGGCCCAGCGCCCGCTGCTCTTCGAGCTTCGCCAGTTCGATATGGCGGGTGTCCAGGATCGTGAGCCGCTCCACGAACCAGTTGGGCAGGGCCTGGGCCTCGTTGAACAGCTTCCAAGCGTGGTTTTTGCCCTGGGGCGTGAAGTCGAAGATGGCCCATCCATTGTTCTCGTCCAGGATCGGGGCCAGGACCTGCCACGCCTTCGGGTTCTGGTACGAGTACTCGGAGAGGACCACGCCGATCGGGTTCGTGCCGCGGGCCTTGTCGTAGTCGTCCGTCCCGAGAATCTGCCAGATGGCCCCGTTCACCAGGCGGACGCGCATCTCCTGCTCGTCCATGTCCAGGGACCCGTCCTTTCGCTTGCCCACGATGGACGGGTGGAAGTGATCCCGGAACCGAAACCCGTCCTTGCGCATCCCCTCCCAGAGGATGCGGCGGCCCTGCGCGAACTCGGGGAACAGGTGGTAGTACAGGCCGGGCCTGGCCAACATGCGCGTGATCGTCAGGTTCAGGACCGAGGTGTCCTTGCCTGAGCGCCTCGGCCACACGATGACCCCCCGGTCAATCTTCGGGTCCTGGAAGGCGGTCCAGAGGGCCTGCTGGTACGGGCGGGGGGCGTACGCGTAGGGGATGTCCACGTGCGAGGTGGACACAACGGGAGGGCGGGCCATCACGGCGCGATGAAGCCGGTCAGCGTGGCGCCGAACGCGGTCGCCGCCGAGGGCCGGATACAGATGGCGTTCGCGGCGGTCGGAATCAGGGGCGTGGGAAACGTCGCCCTCACCTGGAAGGGCGAGGTCGTCGTCCCGTTCGTGCCAAACTGGAACTTGTGGGTCAGGGCCGTGGTCCCCGTCGCGCAGTTGGCGCCCGTCCCGAACGTCACGTCGAGGGTCTGGACAGTGGCCACTTGGTTATCAGCGATGAGGCTCGTCACGTAGGCCCGGAGTCCAGCAGCGGGAGCGGCCTGGCACTGGGTCATGACCGTGACGGCCTGGATGAAGCACGAGAAGCGGTTGCTACTCCCGAGTTGGACGAACAGCGCCCCCTCGGTCGTGGCCAACACGCGCCGCACGTTGCCCGCCGTCGCCGCGGTCGGCTGGGAGCCCTGGGCGATGGGGCCGCGGCGCCGACCGAGAGTTCCTCGTAGCCCACGGGCACCAGCCGGGGCCAGCCCCCGAGGCGCACGGCATAGGCTGAGATCAGGCCCGCCAGGGCGTCCAAGGGTCAGATACGCCACCACCGGGACCGGAGCGCATCCCGGAGCTTCCATGCCAGGAGCCACGCCGCCAGGGCCGAGGGCAGGGCCGTCACCAGGACCAGGCCCCAGTGCTGGGTCCCGACCACGGCCAGGGCCACCAAGCCCGGCCCGGCCACGAGCGCGGCCAACGAGACGTAGGAGGTGTCCGTCGGCCCGCGCTGACGCCACTCCTCGGCGATCTGGAGGAAGGCCCCGGCCGCGTACAGGGCCAAGCCCAGGGACAGCATCAACTCCGGCGCTCGATCGTGAGCGCGTACGTCTGGCCGACCACGAACCCAGCGTTGCCGTTGAAAACGATCGTGGTCCCGATGTACAGGTCCGTGTCGATCGGGGTCAAGGTACAGTTCCCGGCGGCGTTGGCCGTGCACACCACCGTGACCTGGTCTGCGGAACTGCCGCGCGTGTTCGAGGGCATGGGCGTGTCCTTTCGGGATCGGTTACGGGGCGGGGAACCAGACCACGACGATCGTACAGATGCCCGTTGCGCCGGTGCCAGGGCACACCACGGTGGTGGCCGTGGCCTGGGCCGTGGTCTGGATCGGGTACGGCGGCACGAAGATCACGTCGTTCAGCGTGGCCCCGACCGCGCAGGCGTTCCCCATGGTGAACACGGGGTTATTCGGGATGTTGGTCGTGGTCACGGTCAGGGTGGCCGTGCCGGCGATGGCCGTGGTACACGTCCGGGAGACCAGGATGGCCGCCACGTAGTGCCGGAACCCAGTCCCGGGGGAGGCCACCGTCAGCGTGACCTGGGTATTCGCCGCGGAGACGGCGCTCTGCATCTGGACGCCGATATTGGTGGGCGAGGGCAGATCCGTGGACAGGGTCGCGGCCTGGAGCGTGGGCCCGCCCAGGAGGCCACCGATCAGCACCAGGACCAGGATCAGGCGCGTGCGCATGGGGCGTGTCTCCTTCAAGCAGCGTGACGCAGGTACGTGGCGGCGCGGTCGGCGAGGTCGTGGCGGTCCCGGAGGAACCTTCGGGGCTGGGGCGAACTTTTAAAATTTCCCGACGTGGTGGCCGGGAAGAAGGCTTCCGCTTGCGGGGTCGGCACCCCTTGCAGGTTGATTGCCCGCGGTACGTGCCAGCGCCACAGTCCGCGCAGGTGCCTCGACGGCCCGCATGTCGGTAACAGTAGGAGTATTCGTAGCGCTTCCCCGCGCGCGAGGTTACGGTCTTGCCACGGAGAGTACAGCGGTCCACGGAACACGTCATGGGGTCTGGAGGAATCTCTGAGGTAGCCCTTGCGGAACGGCGCCAGATGGGGGGCACGGGTCATTTTCCGGGTCTGCCCCCTCCGGCTCCGTGCCGGGGGCCTTCGCGCAGGGCTGGTGCCAAGGGCGAGGCAGCAAGCACTGGAGCGACAGTCCAGTGTTCATGTCTCAGAACTCCGCGACTCGATTGACTTCGGAGGCTGTGCCCATCCTGGGACGTTGACCTGGACAGGCACAATGACCTGTGTCGGGGCGCCTTGAGCCTTGGCGCTGTACGCTCCTAGGAGCTTGAAGGTAAGGTCCAGGGCTCGCAGGACCACATCGGGGGCTTCGCTGTCCAAGAGCCCTTGGAGCCTGATGGCTGCCGTGACCAGCAGATGGTCCGGGTCGAGGCCCGAGGCCCGGATGATGTCCAGGGCCGAGGTGACGCGCGGGAGAGGGTCGTGGAGAGGGTTCGGGCCCGGCGACACGTCTACTGCAGCCGGCGTCCGATTCATCTCACGCTTCGGCTGTCGCTTCATAGCCCAATGCCTGGTAGAAGCCCACGTAGTAGCCCAGTAGCTCCGCGTCGTCGCTCTGCAACCAGGTCAAGGCGTGCTCCGACTCCATGCGGACAAAGGGCTGGGTCGCATCCACTCCCTGTTCCATGAGCCAAGCCGCGAGACCGGCCGATGTCCACAGGGTCGGGTCCGCGAGGAAGTCCGCTTCCGGGAGCCTCGCCAGCCTCACACGGTTCCCCGGAAGATGTCCCGGCGGATACGCTGGAGTTCGCCCGAGTACAAGATACGATGGCGACGGTGCACGCGGTCCAGCCGGTAGCGCGCCGGGAACACGTCCCGATGCCGCGACAGGTGTTGCTTGAGGCCCCCAAGGGTCATCGGGATGATCCGAGCCGCTTGGTGCATCGTGATCCCTGCCTCGATGACCCAGACCGCGTTACCGCACATGCCACAGGCGATCGGGGCGTGCTGGTGGCCCGGCTCGTCACAGGCCATCAGTGCTTGGCTCCCACCATGCTGAGTTCCCATTCCAGGGTCATGGCCGGGGTCCAGTAGACGACGCCACACCGCGCGCACAGCCGGATGTCTACCACGGGCACACCGTCGTCATCCTCAAGCCGCTCGAAGTACGGAAAACACGAGGTCAAGCCGAGTGGCTGGTGCCGGCCCACGAGACAGGCCAAACGCTTGAGGCATCGTGTCAGCATAGGGAACGGGGACTTACGGCCGGCTGGACGTACGCGGCACCCGGCCTACGCCAGGTCAGACGGACCTGCCCCGTGCTTGGTATGTCGCAGCCAAGGACACGCTCGGGTATGCCAGCCGGGTCGCGCCGGCCGGAGCCGACCCACCCGAACTGGAGGGTCAGCCGGGGGTGAGCTTTCCCTGGGAAACGCGTGCGCTAATCTCCCCTCTCTCGTTACTCTCACCCCTCTTGTTACTCATGTTTTGTAGGAATAGGACAGGAGAAACAAGTACTTAGTCCTACGTGCCACGTGCCACAGCACGCGTGTCACGAGCCACAGCACACGTGCCATGGTCTAGCTCTATCTCTATATACAGGAATAGGCGCTGGTCCCTTGCCGCGGTGCGTTATCGGGACGCAAGACGGAGGCGCGGCCACGGTCCATGAAAATAGTCCTTGACAAGCATACGGGCTATGCTAGTGTATGGACATGGCCACGAACCTGAATCCCACGACCGAGCCGAGAGGAGAGACCATGAAAGCGATCACGACCCGATACCACGGACCGACGAACACGCGCGGGAGCCGGATCACGGCCAGCGACGAGGACGGGAACCGTGTCACGGTGGGCTACGATCATGCGCTCTCGGGTGAGGCCGTGTACCGGGTGGCGGCTGAGGCGCTGTGTACCAAAATGGGCTGGACGGGCGGACTCGTGGCCGGCAGCATCAAGCACGGGTACGTCTTCGTCTTCGTCGCCTAAGGGAGCGACCATGAGCCAGACGTTCCATGCCATCTTCCCCTGGAATCCCCAGGGCCGCTATCTCCTGGGGCACGCCATGGGGGGACGCATCTACCGGCGCGAGGCGGCCGCCCAGCGCAAAGCCGATACCTGGAATGCCGAACCGTTCCCATCCAATGCCCCGCGCGGCTACGTGGTCCGATCCTCCGACCTGACGATCGATGCGCGGCTCTGCCGCATCACGGCCGCCGGTCGGATCATCATGGACGTGCTCTGTACGTGTCCCCTCCCGGAACAACACCACGACCCGGCCTGCGGCTATCATCTCGCGGTCGGTTTCGTGCAAGCCGCCGAATCGGCCGCCTAACCCCATGACCCCCACGACCACGACGAAGGAGACGACCATGACAACGAGGTACGAAGTTGCGGCCCGAGGGTATGGCCGTCGACTCATCACACGAGATGGCCCGGCACAGGGCTTACTCGAATGGCCACAGTCTGTCTGGACTCGCTTGCACCGGCGGCCTCTCGGCTTGAGCCGTGCGCGCCAGATGGCCGCCGATCATCCGGGCCATGCCGTCGTCGTCGTCTGGGACACGGCCGAGAAAGTGTTCGATAACGGCAAGCCGCCCGCCGTACCAACCGGCTGGTATCCCGCCACCGCTCTCATCGCAACCCCTCTGGCACCTCGCCGAGAGGAGGCCACCCGATGACCCCGACGCCGCGCCCGTGGATCAGCCTGCATCATCCGTCCGACAGCCCTGGCGTCCACCGCATCCGCTGCCCGCGTGGCTACGCGGTGGCCCATGTGCTGAGTCGCAAGGGGACAGGGGAATCCGACGCCAACGCCGCTCTGATCGTCAAGGCGGTCAACGCGCATGAGGAGATCGTGGCTCAACTCACGAGCCTGTCGAACATGATCCTGGTGCGAGACGAGGCGATCGGCTTCTCGCCCGTCCTCACCATCCGGGGATTGATCGCCCGCGTTGACGAGGCTCGTGCCCTCCTGGCCCGGCTGGACGCATGACCCCTCCCCCGACCTGTCCCCAGCATCCCCACGTGACCCTCCAGTGCCCAGCCTGTGCCGGGGCCAAGGGCGGGGCCCGCAAGTCGCCGGCCCAGCTACGGGCGTGGGCCGCAAGCTTGGCCCGGACCCCCACGTGGCAGATCGGGAAGCGGGCCCCGAAGCGGCCTAGCGGCCCCGCTAGCGGAGCCCCAGCAGGGCCCCGTTGACGGCCCCAGCCGCGACATGGGTGTAGCGCTCCGTCTGGGCCACCCGGGCATGGCCCAGGGCCTCCTGCGTGAGCCTCAAGTCCTTGGTCCCCGCGAAGAGCCGAGTCCCAAAGTCATGGCGCAGGCCATGGAACCGGAACCGGCGCCCAAGCCCGAGCCGGCGTACGACCCGGGCCCAGGCATGGGTGAGCCCGGCCGGCGTGTAGCGAACCAGGGCCTCCGCCCCCTCCCGGGCCGCGCAGAGCGCACGCAATGGTGCATCGACCCGCGGGTGGATCGGGTGCTCCCGCCGTGCCCGTGTCTTGGTCGCGTGCAGCGTCAGCACACCACGATCCCAGGCAATATCCTGAATCTTGGTCACGAGCACCGTGTTCCGTCGCGCGCCGTAGTACAGGGCCAGCAGCGCCGCCACGTGTAAGTCCAGGGAGGCCGTGGCACAGGCCTCCAGGACCCGATCCCGTTCCGCGTCCGTCAAGTGCTCGGTCGGCAGCGTGGACGGGTCCGTACGGGCCTTGCGGAGCCCCAGGGTCGGGTTGTGGTCCACGTCCCCGTTGGCCAAGGCCACGTTGTAGACATGGCGCAGGAGCCCAAGTCGCTGGTTCGCGGTGGCGGGTCGCCACTCGCCACGGCTGACCTTGCCCTCGTGCAGGGCCCACCATGTGCGGACCGTCTTACGGCTTAGCAAGGCCAGGGGTACCCCGCCCAGTTCGGCTGTCAATTGGGCCACGAGCACGAGCACCGACTTCCGCCACGTGGGCGACCACCGGGGCGAGGCTTGGGGCAGATACACCGTGGCGAGGTACTGGCCCAGCGTACCCCTTGACACGGACCGGGAATCGTGATCTGCGTCGAGTGCCTTGATCCCCGGCAGCACCCGACGTACCTGGCGGGCTCGGGCTCGGGCTCGGAGCGAGGCTCGGGTCAAGGGGCCGTGCACCGGTCCGTAGGCCATCGCACCCTCCTTGGGCCACGCCTTGGGCCACCGAGTGCGATTCCAGCGCTCTCCCGGGCTGAGCTAACCCCCCGCGGGCCGAGAATCGCGCACTTACGGTGACGTGACTTGGAACACTAGCACAGTGTCCCGGTGTCTGTCAAGGGGCTTATGGGGCGGCATTGGATTCCTCTTGACACCAGAGCAATGTCTCGTGGCTGTGTCCATGCGTCAGACGGAAGAGCATGATATGTCCCTCGTTCCTGCCAATCTCTTCCCATCCTACCCTTGCCATGGCCTGGGCTGCCGCGTTCCTCGCCAAGGAACAAGCTTGCAGCGTCAGGAACATGCCGCTCTTGTTCACGTGACGCTCGTCCGCCAGAGGCCCGGCCACGGTTGTCCTGGCCCAGAGCAGCCATACTGCTAGGAGTGCTTGCCAGGGTCCATACCCTACCCCGCGACCACGCACGCGCGCACCTTCTCGTGGTACTCGGTCATCCGCGTCGAGACCCCAGCCCCGTCCACCATGTTCCGGCTCGCGTCGTACCGCCAGCCGAAGTCCGTGGCGACGCGCCGCCGGCACGTGTCGCTCCTCGAGGCCCGTGGTAACGCGGCGCAGCCCACGAGCGTCAAGCCTAGGGCGAGCAGCCGTAGCGTTCTCATGTGCGGACCTCCTGTCGTCCAGAGAGTTCTCGTACCGCGGCCTTGTCAGCTTCCACGACATCTACCGGCAGACCTTCTCGTAGCCTCGCACGGACTCGCGTGGCCATGTCTTGAATGCGCATTTGATGGATGCCCCGCCAGTGTTGCGTATCATCCCATTTCACGATGGCGGCCAGTAACGATGCAATAGCGCCCAGCTCGCGTTTCATTTCTTCCTTCCGTTCCATCATCATATCGAGGCATACCAGGGCCTGCCAGTAGCGTTTCTGGGCCTGCCACTCGCGGACCTCCCACGCCTCGGGTGCCCTGGATGGTGGCACGAGCGGCGCCGTGGCGATGAGCAGCGGGCCCACGACACGCCACGGCACTCCGCGTTCATGACGCCATCCGTGGAGTACCGATCGGTTGCGACCAGCGGCGGTGATGAGCGCTGGGGCACCGACGAGGGCGACAGCCTCCGACCATGCGAGGAAACCCGGGAGCCTCCGTTTCACGTTCTCGTGCTGTTGCACAGGTTGTACCCGGCGCGCTCGCATGCCGCGAACTTGCCACGTAACCGCTGTAACAGCAAGTAGAAATCATAGTTTGCAAGGCGCATACGAATAGACTTGACAGACGTTCGCGTCTTGCATACGCTGCCTGCCATGGCAACGCTCCACCACCACCACGCACCACCAAACCAGGAGGCGCCCCGATGCCCACCAC